GATATGATACCTTTCAGTAATTTTATCTTTAGTTGCAGCATCTCTACACTCAACGCTGCAGTAAATTTGATAAGTTACTTTAGGTTCAAAATAGGTATCACATCTGTCACAAAGTTTCAATCAGCCCCTCCATAGATTTAATCTTAAGGACTCCAGTACCCGCTTCATCGCAGGCTGCCTTGATTGGGCATGTCTTGCATATCTTAGAGTTTGCACGATAGTTTTTAGTTGGAAGTGTACGATCTACCCAAGCCTTACGAACTTCACGCATCCATTGAAAAGTTGCATCAATCCATTGACGATAGTAATCGTCTACTTCAATTGGAAGAACTAATAGTTCGTGATTGTTTTTGTTCTCATAAATCAATACACCTTTTTTCTTACCAAGAATTTTCATATAAATAAGTAATTGAATAAGGTGACCAGACTTAGGCTTCATTGAATTCTTACGATACTCAAATCCTTCGTTGAGCATTGTTTTAATTTCTCCAACAACCTCTTCGCCTTCCCAGTCAAGCATGGCATCGCCATATCCAAAGATTGGTGGATCATCATATCTAATTTTAAATTCAGTTGTTGGGTTATTATCATCATCACGGTAAACCTTTGCAACTCCAGCATTCATCATTGCATCTTGAATTCTTCCATGTGAAAGAGTTCCAGCAGTCATATTTGCTGCACCATAAGCATCTGCATTGTCTTCAAACGTAGCACCATCAAATGCTAAATACCAGTAGCGTGGACATTCTCCATGGCTATAGGCAATTGTTGATGGAGCAAATGTTTTCTTTGTCTGAAACTTTGGACCACGATTTACAACGTATCCTGATTTAATCTTTTCAATCAAAGCATCTGCATCTAGTATTGTGCTTTTTCTAGAAACACTCTTAAGCATAACCTGCTGTAATAAACTTTTTGTCATTATATCCCCTTGTTTTATATAATTATAGCATGTTATCGCATTATGTATTTAAGTGCTGATACTAAGTTGTTTACTGCCTCTGCTGCCGTATAGTAAATATTTTTCTTTGCTCTGTTATTCTTATCAACATTTGCCATCCAGGTAGCCTTTAGCGCTAACTTTCCTGCAATAGCCTGAAGTCTAACAATTTCAATTGCTGCAACTGGCATAGGAATATCTGGTTTAATGATTAACTTAGCAATCATTGTTAGAGCAATATTAAGTTCTTCATCTTCCATGAACTCGGCAATCTCTGCCAAACCATTAATCATTTCTAACGTTGTTTGCTCTTTACCCTCTGTCATTTTGTTCTCCTTCTATTAACTGTTCTAGTAGTTCTAACTCTATGATAGCCAGACGTACCTTCTTTGTACCCTCGCCCAATACAATAACTAATGCTGGATCCATACTCTTCTTAAGTGCATCAGTAACTGCTTTTGCCCAAACATCTTGATTAAGTGTAAAAGATTTAGAGCACTCTTTAAAATCTAATACAAAGTTATGCCAAGAGGCATCTCCTTTAGTATTATTTCTACCAGAATTCTTGTGCTGCTTAGCACCAATTCTTTTAGACTCTCCTCTTTCACTCATCTATAAAATCACTCTTCTTCTTTTTAGCAGGAATCATGTTGACTTTAGATATATGTTTTTCTGGACACATCCAAGTTGCATCTCCAGACTCGCCCCAATATCTTAAAGATAGAACTTCAAATCCACATTTCTTGCATGGAAATTTTCCAGGATATACTGTAAATTCTTTAGCCATTTATAAGTTTATCTTTAAGACTTTGTTGTAAGTCAAGATCTTCCCTTACTCGTGCTATAAATCCATCTCTACCTTGAACTTTTGTTCCATCTTCTAATTGATACCAAGCACCAGTTCTGTTAACTAACCCAGAGGCTTCTGCTGTGTCTACAAGATCACCAATGGAATCTATCCCAACCTCGTCACCTCTAAAATAAAAATCATATTCGCCTGATTGAAATCCTGGAGAAGTCTTAGAGAACTGCAGTTCCCAACGAATTTTTCTTCCAACTTTTTCTTCAATCAACTTATCACCAATTTTAATCTTACCTTTAATTGCTTGATTATCTGATTCTGATGAGAACAGTTTAATAACTGTTGACGAATAAAATTTAGTAGCCTGTCCACCTGTTGGCTGTTGACTTGTATACATTGCGTTAATGTTATTACGAGACTGAGATATTAATACAAATAATGTAGGCTTAACTTTATTATTTGCATAATTAATCATCTTCCACGCATTGCTAAAGTCACGAGATTCTGCACCAATCTGTTTTGTATTTTCTAATTGTTTAAGTTCATCTGAATCTTTTTCAAAATAAATTGCTGGCAACAAGGAAGTAATTGAATCAACTACAACAATATCAACACCTGCATTGATTAAGTTTGTGCCTACATCAACCATTTCATTAATAGTGCGAGCCTGTGAGTAAATTAACTTAGATGAGTCAACACCAAGACGTTCTGCCCAAACTTTGTCATAAGACATTTCTGCATCAATCCAAGCACAGACCTTGCCCTCTTTTTGTGCTAAACCAACCATTTGAAGGCATAGGGAGGACTTTGCAGAAGACTTTGATCCCCAGATAAGCACTTGACGACCATAAGGCAGACCACCTGCTAGTGCACGGTTTAAACCAAAACTAGGAGTTTGTGCATACTCTGTTGGTGGAACTGAATCTCCAACCATAATAGTCTTTCTTAACTTTGGGTTAAGTTGTGCTAATACATCTTCCATGCTAACCATTTACTTCCTCCATTATCACTGTTCCATCCTTAGTCTTTCCAAACTTAAATTTATATGAGTTACCTTCTTCAATATGCATATATGCTTGTGCAAATGAAGTTGGGAATACAGTAACTGGATGTAGATCTCTACTAGTATCTGCCAAGGTTAATGAAGCCATTTTTTTCCCAGTCTTAGTTATTCTTGGCTTAAAAGAAACCACAAACATTTCCTCGTCTGTAAATGGTAATTGTTTATAATTTAAAAACTTTACAAGAGCATTTGAAGAACCTTTAATGTCTTCAACTGGAATTGCAGAAACAATTCTATTATCTGTAGCCAACAGTAGATAAGTCTTTCCTGGCTCAATTGATGTCTGCTCTTCATCAAAAATTCCAACAGATCCAGTTTTATCAAGAACTTCAACTCTAGACCATCCCTTACCACGCTTAATGCTCTTAACCATACCCATAAGAATAAACGACCCTCTTTCCTCAAAGTCACAAACCTCTTGAATAAAGGCATGATAGTGAGATGGAACTGTAATGTTAAACTCTGGAAGATTTAGATAGTCATAAAGATTTTCTTTAATCTCTTCTTCATTGCGTGGATTATCTGGAAAGTTTGCAGCACCAATAACCCTTAATGCTTGTAATGCTCTACTGTTTACTCCGTTGCCTTTTGTAAAGGTAAATTCTTCAAGTTCTTTGTACGAACTAAATGGTCGTGCTGCAATATATCTTTCTGCAATTTTATCAGATATGTACTTGATAGCAGTGAGCCCAAACCGAATACCCTTACCCTCAATTTTAAAATCGATATCTGAATCGTTAATGTGAGGTAGTTTAATGCTAATGCCCATTCTTTTTGCTTCAATAAGATATTCAGTTCTTCCATCTTTATCCTTTTCATTCTTAAGGAGTGCAAACATAAACTCAAGAGGGTAGTAATACTTTAACCACGCCGTCCAATACGAGACCGTAGAGTAAGCAACCGCATGAGACTTGTTGAACGAGTATCCCGCATGCGCTTCAAAGTCATGCCATAAATCACGAGCCTGATTGGGAGCAATATAGGCAGAAGCACCAGCAACAAACTGTTCTTTATAAACGTCGAACTCTTTCGCATCTTTCTTCTTTCCAATGATCTTACGAACTTTATCAGCATCAGACATTGACATACCACCTAAGTGAACGCAAGCCTGCATAACCTGTTCCTGATATAGAATACACCCATATGTATCACTGGTAAATTCTTTCATAATCTGATGGGTATAGGATACATTTTGCTTACCATGTTTGCGAGCAATATAATCTTTTCCAATAGTATTCATAGCGCCAGGACGAACTAAAGCATTAGATGCTGCAAGTTCATTAAGATTCTTTACACCCATTTTAACTAGAAGGTTTGTATATGGTGTTGCTTCACACTGGAATACACCCTTTGTATACCCGCTTGAAAGCATCTCGTATACGTTTGAATCTTCTAGGTCAATCTCAAGTAAGTTGATATCCTTAAAGTGATTCTTTTTAACCATTTGAATTGTATCTTGAATAACACTTAGTGTCTTAAGACCAAGTGCATCAATCTTAATAAGACCAATCTTTTCAGCCTCTTCCATATCCACTGCAACAACTGGGATACGATCATCACTGCCAGGACTAGAGCGAGTTTCCATTGGAGCGTGTCTAAATATAGGCTCTTTGCTAGTAACCACACCAGCAGCATGAATGCCAGTGCCACGAATACGTCCTCGTAACTTATCTCCATAAATTTCCACTTCTGGATATTTTTCTCTAAACCAAGCCGTAGTTTTAGAACTGCAATATTCATCCCATGTATCAACAAGTTTAAGAACTTTGTTTACGTCTGTTAGCGGAATATCTAAAACTCGTGCAACATCTCTTACCACACCTTTATCTTTAAATTGAAGAAAGGTTGCAATTGATGCTACGTGCCTATACTGTCTAACTAGATAGTCTTTAACTTCTTCACGTCTGTTGTCTTGAATATCTGTGTCGATATCTGGAAAGTCATTTCGTTCTGGATTAATAAATCGAAAGAACAGTAGTCCATGTTCAATTGGATCAATCTCTGTAATTCCAAGGGCATAGCAAACCAAAGAGCCAGCAGAGGAACCACGACCTGGACCTACCATAATACCTTCTTTCTTTGCCCAAGCAATCATGCTTTGAACAACAAGAAAGTATGGAGCAAAGTCTTTGTTTCTAATAATTTCTAACTCTTCCATTAAACGAACTTCATATTCGTCATTACCTAACCAGTTAGGGGTTAGTCTTTTTTCTTCTAATCCTGCAAATGCTAGATTTGCTAATTCTTGGTTTGGATTTTTATACTGCACTGGCAATAGGTTTAATCCATCTTTAATATCATAGTCTTCTACCTTATCGGCAATAGTCATAGAGTTAATATACATATCTTCTCTAACTATACCCTGGGATTCCATGGCAACCTTCATCTCATCATATGAAAGTAGGTGAATATCAAACTTATTAAATGACATTTGTCTGTCTTCGCCATATAAATAATCAAGACGCTTCATCATTCCATCTTGCTTCTTTGACTTTTCATATGTAGTATCTTTTTGTACTTTGGCATGAGAGTTCATAAGAAGTTTAAACTCTTGTATTTCTTTTTGTGATTCATCAACATGGTGACAGTCTGGAGTAACTACAGTTTGAATTTTAAATTCATCTGCTAAATCTGCCAACTGCTTGTTTACTTCTGCTCCATTATGTGGCATTAATTCCATATAGAAATCATCTTTAAACACACGGCTAAACCATTCAATATGTTTTTTAGCCTGAGCATATTCCCCATGCTCTAATGCTTTTGCAATGATACCGCTTAGACATCCAGATAATACAATGATCCCCTCACTATACTTTTCAAGAACTTCAAAGTCAAAGCGAGGTTTGCTGAAATATCCTTCAGTCCAAGCGATTTCATTGATTTTGTTTAGATTCTCTAAACCAAGTTGATTCTTAGCAAGAAGGATAATATGGTTATACACCATATCAGTTGGCTCAGTGCGTTCTGCTTTTGCCCTCTTATCAAATCGATCAGGACAAAAATATCCTTCTACGCCAAGAATTGGCTTTACACCCTTTGCTTTTGCAATTCGGTACAGTTCCCGATGCCCAGATAAAGTTCCGTGATCTGTGATAGCCAATGCTGGCATACCAAGTTCAACTGCTCGGTCTATATATTCTTCTGGAGTAGCAACACCATCAAATAATGAATAGTGTGTATGTACGTGTAAGCCTACGTAATTCATCTACTACCAGTCGATATTGGTAGCAGAAGAAGTTGATGGACCATCAAAGCCCAAATAGAATGCTTCTTGTTCAGCATAAGGAATATTCTTTAATGCTAACTCAAGAGGATAAGGCTTTACTTCTGCCCAATCGAATGGTTCTTTATCTGGCGCCCCTGGAATAATTGTGTAAGATGTTTCAGTTCCCTGACCATTACGTTTTACTTTCCAAAGTACATTTGAGATGCTTCCTGTTTCAAGAGCATACTCACGAATTGTATTAAATGCAGATTGCTTGCTAACACCCATAGACCAGATTGCAACATAAGGTGCTTCAATGCCATCATCTACCAAGACGTTGCAATAGAAACGAAGACGACCTCTCCAGCCAGCCTTTGGATCTTTGCGATGCATTTCTTCTGCCCAGTCACGACCTTCTGATTCCATAGTATCTACAGCCTTGCGCTTGTAGTCTTTTGGATTTGTGTGTTCTTTAACAACTAGAGCAAGACCACGTTCTGCATTATAGTTTGCAGAGTCTTCATCTAGTTCCTCAATGAAACGAATTTTTACTGATTGACCATCGGCAAGTTTTAGCCACTTTACCTTTGGTGAGTTTTCATCATACTTTGGCTTGTCGAGCAGGGCATTAATATTTTTGAGTCCCTTTACTACGCTCATATATTTCTCCTTTGTTTGTTATATTTAGTTTAGCATAGACGATATAGAATTGTCAAACTGAAATTCAATTTTTCTTATTGACTCATCATCCATATCACCTATATCTTTATATTTTTTATCTAGATGAATAACAGTTACCCTTGACCCAAGTTTTTCAATTAACTTCTCAGTCATGATAACTCCTGCTTCATCGTTGTCTGCTATTAGTACAACGTTATTGAAGTACTTTTCTAATAGTCTGATCTGTGATACAGACACATTAGCACCCAGAGTTGCAACTGCTGGGAAACCTACTTGGTCTAATCGAATGGCATCAAAAGATGATTCGACTACATATACTATGCTTGATGCTTTGATTCTATTTAAATTAAATAAAATTTTACTCTTAGGTAATCCTGGCGTATTCTTAAAATCTTTGCCCTCAATTGTTCTAGCAACAAATCCAAGACACATACTTTCATGGTTGTGCATTGGAACAGTAACTGAATCTTGCTTTTCAGAATACCCCAGTGCAAATTTAAGCATAGATTCTTTTGTAATCTTCCTGCCTTCAAAATACCTAACGGCTCTTGGTGATTCCATAGCCTGATTGTTTAATCTTTTAATTAATAACTCATCATACTGAACAAAGTCTGGTGGACTATAAAGTGTTTTATTAATTACACTAGTCAGATCTGTTTCTTGTCCCTTGCTACGAATATATCTAACTGCCTCAAAGTATGTTCTATTAGATACGGTCATAACAAATTCATCTAAACCTTTTGTAACTTGGCAACCAAAACAAAAAAACCTTCCATGCTCTTTAGATATTTCTCCTGCTGGAGTTCTGCTGTTATTGTGATAAGGACAATATACAATTAACTCATTACCAAACTCAGCCTCAACGTCTACGCCAACTCCGTTTAAGACTCTTCTAATTTGATCTTCTGTATATATATCAGTCATTTTATTTACCATCTTCATAGTCTTTATAACGATAGTATCCTTTATCAAAATCTACCTGCACTAAAAAATCACCCATGAATCCATTACGATTTTTTCTAAATACGCATTCAATAATATCACTATTAGTAGCACGACCAAGTGCCATTACCCAGTCAGCATCATAAGCAATCTGTCTAGACCATGCAGTCTGACCCAGTGTAGGTGCACTGCTAAGATCTTTAACATCATCTGGTGTTGCAGATGAGATAGCAATGATAGGGACCTCTTCACTAATAGCCATAAGTTTAAGTTCTCGTGAGAGGTTCTTCATTCGTACCGTTTCATTATCTGACTTTTGATTTGGACTCATAAGTTGCAAGTAGTCTACAATAACAAAGTCTGGTTTGTATTGATCAATCTTGCCACGAATAACAGATGGTGTTACTTCACCACCATTATCATTTGAAATGATATGGAATTCTGGTCTACCTTCTACTTTATTCTTATGCCAATTCTTTAGCATATCTAGTTCAACTTCACCGTTGCTAAGTTTTCTATGTGACCAAACACCTTCACCCATAATTGCAAAAACTCTATTACGAACTTCTGTCTCAGACATTTCAAGAGAAATAACCAATGGAGATTTTCCTTGCTTCCATGCCTGAACAGCAAAGTATAAAGCCATCCATGACTTACCAATTCCTGGATATGCAAGGAATACACCTAGTTGACCTGGCATAATTCCAGAAGGTAAGTAATTATCAAACCCTGGAAGATTTGTTTTAATTCCAATCTGACCAGTCTCTTTTTGCTTTTGTACATTTTCATAGTATGCAATTGCAGACTCTAAGTCAGTTGCATCAATATCACGTATAGCAGAAGTATTCTTCTTTAACTCAGAAGTCTTAGTTATTAGTTCATCAAGGGCTTTTGTTCCTTCACCACCTTGAACTTCACCTGCTGCTGATCTTAAAATATCTTTTAGACTATCGTTTAGGTATTCAGTTTGTAATTCTTCAAGATGATGTTTTGTTGCACCAATACCAGCAACTGGTTCAAAGTCTCTAAATTTTTCTACAACTAAAGATACTGGTGGGACACTTCCATTGTTTTCAAAATATAGACGTATAAAATTCCAGATATCGTTATGTGTTCTAAGAAGATTTTCAACATTTGCCTGTAGCAAAACATGCATCTGCTTGTCTTCAAGTAGCGCTGATATTACTCTTGCTTCTGTGTTATTCACTAAGCCACTTCCTCGCCATTGCCCTGCGCTCTTTGCGCTCTTCCAAATCTAACTGATAATCTTTTTTTCCGTTAATAATTTTTTCTGCATTGTATGCAAAATAATTCCAACTAGGTTCTTGTGCAACACTAAAGTAATACTCAAGAAGTTCGTAACAATTACTAATGCCATAGGACTCTATTAAAGCATCGGAAGCCCATTGTTCTACGTTTAAGTTTAGAGATGGCTTTTGCTCATACTTTGCTGTATGTAATTTACTATACCTACTAAGCAAAGCCATACGGTCTTTGCGTTCAGGCATTATGCTTCGGCAGCCTCTTCTTGTGCTTCTTTAATCTTCTCAGTGAGTTTATCTTCTACAAACTTGTAAACACGTTCAAATGCCTGGTCTGTAGTCTCATCCTCACGCTTGTTATCAACAACCCCAAGGTCTAACCTTAAAGATTGAAAATTTCCAAGGTTTAGAGTATATCCTAGAGTTACATTTACCTTTGTTGAATTATTTTCCATTACCCCACCCATTTCATAGTTTTAAATGCTTTCAGACCAAACAGGAATAAATCTTCCATCTTCAGTCTTCGTATATGTAAGTATACCGTCTCCCATTCGCCTTGTCAACTCCTGGCTTGTAGGTGTACTATTATTTGTTATTAGTCCATCTTTTCTTGGTTGTCCTATATGTATACTTGCAAGTATAGCACGAATCTCTCTAACATGATCTTCTGAGTAATAAGATCTAATTTGAAATCCAGTTTTACCATCAATGCTAGAACCAACTGGTCTTGGAATCACTCCTCGTTTAATTAAACTTGGCATGTATTTCCTATGACGATTAATTAATTTAGCAGTCTCAGCAACAGTATAGGCTCGTTGTCTATTTTTTCTAAAGTCAGATCTTAGACATGTTTCTATTCTATCTTTGTTAATGTTATAAACTGTAACCATCCCAGTAGAACGTGAACTATGATACAACCTTACAAGATCCCCATTAAGAAACCAAACCTTTTGATTTCCTTTTATTACAGGGTCGTTATTGTACTGTTGGCTCTGGATTTTTCCTTTTGCAGTATCCATCTACCTTGCTCACTTTCTGAAGGAGGGTGAAAAAATTTTCTTTCTCCACAAGACATACAAAATATTTCTATGTGATCAACCGTAGTGTATTGTCTATCGACAAACATACGACCTTTGCATTTTTTGCAAAAAACCATTTCCCACCCTTAATATTAGTTTGGTATGCCAAGAATAATTAAATTAACTGCTAAAGATAGATCTCCAGAAGCACCGAACCTTACGATTCCCTCTACTCTAGATGTTGTAACTACCTTTAAAATAACGCTTGCGTTTTGACCAGCAGGAGTATTTCCAACGTTAACCAAAGTAGCAGTTGCTATTGGTTGATATTTAAAGTCACTTGGAAAGTCATAAGAAAATGTTTTTTCGTTTCCAGCAGATACCGTTGAGTTATTTGCAATTTCAACATATCCACCAATCATTCTAGCCTCAGAAGTTTTAACGCTTTGTTTACCCGCACTAACTGTATCTACAGTTGTATAGTTATAGGTTGCTGATGAAACCTGTGTTGACAGATCATTAATAGTATCAGCCAACTGATAGATGTATGTAACATCTAATGGTTGTCCTCGTTCTGGTAGCGGTACTTTAGCCATATATTCCTCCTACTTAATTATACCAAAGACTCTAAGCCTGAGTCAAAGATAACTAGTCCTGCTTTTACTTCTTTTATTGAAGATGCTATCTGCACCTTAACATGAACAGACGTAGTTCCTGTATTTAAAAATGAATAACTATGAACTGCTGATGTTCCATGATAAGCAAAACTTCCTGAGTCGAACTTAACAAAAACATCATAAGAGGGTCTATTTAATTCATCGCCCCAAACCGCAGTAATAATTGTTTCTGTAATTGATAAAGCGCCAGCAACTGAAGTAATTGCAGTAGCGTTTGTAACAAAAATTGGAGACCAGTGAGAAGTTCTGTTTTTATCTTCAGATATGATTCTATATCTTACTACGTATCCAGCACTTTCTGAATCAATTGGAGGCAAAGATTCTTTTTGAATAATTGCTTTTTTTACAGCCATTATGTAACCCCGACTGAAAATCTAAATTCAATATAATTACTTGTGTTTGGTGATTTAATAATTGTTTCTGCACCGTCTGTTTTAATAACTGAGTAACCAGTCATTCCGTATAAAGGATTAACGGTTGCAACATTTTCTAAACGAATAGCGTCAAGCGCTATGTAATAATTTTCTGAAGGAGCACCACCATCAATTACACAGGCATAAATCTTAACAACAGTAACTGCATTCCATGTAAAGTTAGCGCTTGTATATAATTCTTGTAATTGTTTGCTTACAACAAAATATCTGTTAGTTTCAAAGTCTTGAACTAGTTCTGGATTTCCAGATGTTCCATGGTTTATCTCTGCTTCAAACCTTGCAAACTCTCCACCTAAAGTATCTGTTTCTGCAAAATCTACAAGAATTCTAACTGTATCTGGAATTGCTAAAGAATCTCCATCTTTATTTATTAATGAAAATGCTAACTTTAATTCATCAATTGGTGAGTTTCTTGTAAAATCAACAGTTGCTCCTGTTAAATGTATGTGGTTTGATCCTGACTCAACAACAAAGTGATCTTCTGTTGGACCGCTATCTTCACTAATAGTTAGATCAGAATCGTCTCCTTGAATAAAAATTGTATTATTTAAAAATCTACATCTTTCGTATCTAGATGAACGGTTTGTTTTATAGAATATAGAGTTATCAGCATTTGTTTGAAATACAGCCTCTGCAACTGCTATAACATTATCATCTTCTGGGTCATCAAGTGGTGATGAATATGAAGGTATTGCTGTTACTGCAGATGCGGTATGGTGTTGCCAATTTTCAGCAGTAGTAAATGCAAAAACAGTTTTACTATCATATGCTCCAGCAGATGGGTTAGATCCTGCTGAGTATAAACCAATTTCTGTTATTTCATATCGTTCTTCTGTTGGTAGTTCTGCTGTAAGCACAATTTTATTAAGTCCACCCTCATTAACAAAGCCTCTTGAAGATATTGGAACTCTAAACATTTCAAAGTCTAACGCTTCTTTGGTAGAAAAATCTCCTGGTGTATCTGGTGTATCAAGGGGGGTAGGACCACAACCTACAGCAATAAATGATGCATAGGCAGGAGCCTGACCAAGCATATATTTACCTATAATGCTTTTACCTGTGTTGGTTATCATGAGACTATTTCTCCAAATTCCGCTTCATATATTGTACCACTTACCGTCACTTCCACCTCAATCTGTTCATCAATCTCTAAATTAACAGCCTCAATAATAAGGTTGCCAGTTGCAGAATCAAGATATACGTAACTATTATTAGGACCAGTTCCAGGATCAGGAACTTTATTCTCTAATTTAATTGGAAAATTAGCAAAATACTTATCTGATGTAGATTGAAGACTAACTATATTATTAGGGTTGTATTGTTGTTGAATAGATGATAAATTTTTAATTGGTTGATATGATACTTGTTGACCATTTATAATATCATTACGAGCAATATTTATTAATTCATGCCCACCAATATTTTCAAAGATTAAGTCTGTCATAACCTCAATAGGAAGTTCATCGCTATTAAACAAAACAGTATCTATTGGTGCAGTTTTAACAGGTGGTGCAGGTGGTAGTCCTGCTGCAACAGATGCTGTAGTTATGTCTGCTGGAGTTAATGGTGTTGGGTTTGTATTACCACCCCAAGATGATCCTCCATCAGTTGTAGTAGTAGTCGTAGTTGTAGTAGTGGTTGTAGATGTTGTGGTATCTGTGCTGCTTGTTGTAGAACTTGACGTAGTAGTATCAGATGTTGTTGCTGGTTGCAATGGTGATTGTGGGGTTTCAACTCTAGGAGTTGTTTTTGGTGGAGTAGACACCTTTGGTGGAATTTTTACAGTTGTTCCAGACCATATCATATTGCCACCTTGATATTTAGCCTGCTCAGTAAATTTTGGATTTGCTGCTAAGATTGCTTTAACTGTTGTATTATTTTCTTTTGCAATAGAAGATAGAGTATCTCCTCTTTCAACAGTTACTTTAATTGGTGCAGCCTTTGCTGCGCTTTGTGTTGGAATACCAGCAGCCTTGGCAGCGGCAGCGGCTCTAGTAAATCCTCCATCATCATAAGCAGCCATATTACACCTCGCTCAAATATGCAGTCATGTTTGGTCCATCATTTCCTCTTGAATACTCAATATTATATATTACAAATCTAGTTGCATCTGATGCAACAAGTTCTAGCCCAGTGGAATCTTTATAATCAATTGTAACTATGTCTCCAAGTTGTAGTGTTGGAATAGAGAATAAATTAACCCCAATAGATTTTTTAGGGTGCATAATCTTATTAATAATCCATCCCATCAATGCCTCAGCATCATCTGGTGTCTGAATGTAAATACTATCAATTGTAAAATCATTTTTACCATAAATCATTCGGCTTTGTCTTATTTCATCATATTTAGCCTTTTCGACTAGAGGAGAATATACTAACGTGTCTCCCTTAAACTCTGGGTCTGAAAGGTTGCCACGTTTTTTAAAATATTCATCAACTGTTAGTTCGTGTGTTGTATCTTGAGTAAAAGTAATACCTTGAATTCTTAAAAAGTTTCCAGTTGTTTCATCAAGACTTAAGGCTTTATCTGTAGCATTAAATATTAAAAACTCTGCTCCGTATGAATCTGCTTGGAATCCAGATGTTGTATACCCTTTAATTCTATTAAATGTTGGTGATAGTTGTGCATATAATGCTGGGTATGCACGATCATACTTTATATTAAAGTAAGCACATTCACGCATGATTGAGCCAAACTCTTCAAAATACATGTTATATTTTGGTGGTTCTTGTGCACTAATTCCAGATAGATATGTGGACTGAACAATACCACTCATAGCATATTTTCTAAATGATTCATTTGCATTAATCTTGCCTTCTGATAATGAAGAGGCTAAAGTATCTCCAACAGTAAACACACTGTTTTGTGAGTAGTTTTCTGATAAAGCATATATATTTTCAAACATACACCTTGATGAACCACGAGTAAACAAAGCCATATTGTTATAAATTGGCAGTGGATCTGTATCGTCAACAATCTTAATTAACTTATTATTAATATATAAAAAGAATCTTCTAGTTTTTCCAATGTCCTGATACTCTACAGATAAGTCATACACTGTTGGATTATCTTCTCCAGCCATTCTATATTGACCAGTAAATCTTCCATCATCTACAAGAATTTTTGAAAGACCTCCCCAAAGTTTAACTGGGATAGCATTATTATTTGCAGCATCTTTTTTAACCTTATAAAAAACTACATTGTTTATAGATTTTTCAGCCTGACCTTTTGTGTTTAACTTTAAGTATGAATTAACGTTATCTTCAGTCAATGCAATAATTTCAAAGTAGTATCCATTATTTGTTTCTGGATTAAGCAATACTGCAAGACCTCCTGAGCCGCCACCAATATTTACATTTTGATCTGGCTGACTTCCAGAAGTTTGATAATATGTTGTACTTCCTATTGGGGTCTGGGTTCTACTTGTATTATTTTCTACCTTACCAACAATTCTAACTCTTGTTCCAAAATGCTTATATGCATTGCCTAACTCTTTATAAACATAAGACACAAAGTTTAATGGAGTATCTGTGGTCTTAAAAGATGGACCATTCATAACTAATGCAGAAGATTGAATTGTTCCAGTTTCAGTACTTTTTAAATTATTTGTCTGTGTTTCAGTTAAATAATTAGTTGCCATAAAGTTTTTAATAACTCCATTACGTGTTGTTTGTCTTGCTGTAACATTATCAACTCCAGCCGCTCCAACAGTCGTTGCTGGATATGTAACATCTTCATCTAACTGTGTTGTAAACATAAGCCCAGCCTGCATATTACATCCACGAACATAGTCATTATTAGACCAATAATCATTAATTCCAGCAGTATGTGTTGTAATGGTTGTCCCGAATTGTCCACGACCATGCTCAACAACAGCCCCATTTTGTAGTCTTGTTATTCCATCAACAGTCTCATAGTAAGGTATTGAATAAATTCTAACTAAGCCCGTTGGGTATATCTTTCCATTAAATGGTATTGATGCAAAATATTTTTGATACTCTTGGTTACTACTAATCCAAACATTTCCAGTTCCAGTTACATTAAACTCAGCAGCATCATATCTAATGATTTCTCCATTTGAATATAGGTATCCATTATATCTTGTTAGCCAATAAACATTTTCTCCAAGATCTAAGACGTTGTTAGTAATAGCATGATTAACAACTGTTGGTGCTGTTGGGGGAATTAAAGAGTTTAGTGGCATGGCTCCTAATACATAACTACCCTGCTTTGATGCTATTTCATTAATAGTTTTTGTGTTTTCTGTTCCAGAAACTTCCCATAATAGCGATGGCTTATATATCCATGTTTTGTTCTGGTCAATCATACTTGACTGTTTAAGGCTGCCAGTTGATCTTTGAATATATCTGGTTGTATAGTTAATCTTTCCATCATTATAAATCTTTTTATCTTTTGATGCAATTGATAGGATATTTGGAAGATTTCCAGATGTAGCATTTTCAATTACTCCAGAATCTGTTTGATTATTTGAACCAGAAAATACAAAGTCTGTTTCTCTCTGTGCTTCTGTAGGCATTAAATAGTCTTTGCTCATAACTATAAAATTATTGTACTCATCAAAGAACATGGCGGTTT